GACAAAATGAGCGACGCATTCAAGAGCATTGAGCAAGGCCTCAAGGAGGCACTGGCGCACGCCCGAGGTGATGCGCAAGGCCATGTCCACCAAATCGAACTGCCAGAGCCGGACGTGCAGGCGATCCGCGCGCGGACAGGTCTGTCGCAAACGGAGTTTGCCCGCAGTATTGGTGTGAAGAAGGGCACCTTGCTGAACTGGGAGCAACACCGCCGCAGCCCGGATGGGCCCGCGCGCGTTCTCTTGGCCCTGATCTCCAAGGATCCGCAAATCGTGCAGCGCACGCTGGCCGGTTGACGTCGTCAGGGATCCTTCTGCCCCTCTGCCATCGCTTCATTGATCTTGCGCACCATCACCGCCTCGATGGGTGGCAAGAGCTCAGCAACCGCCAGCGCCGGGATGCCGAGCGCCGCCCCGAGCGCCAGTGCGGCCCCCATATCCCAGCCGATCACCGCACCGGGAATGAGACGCAGCTGCCCACCCAGGCGCTGAACCAGGTCCCAGACTTGGGTGCCTTCCCAAGTCTGCGGGCGGTTCAGCCCTGCGGGACACTCGGGACAGACGGATCCACAGGCGGCGCAATAGCCGCCGCCCCCGCCGAACTCCCAATCGGCAAGGGCGATGAGACGTTTTTTTCTGCATCCAAGAGCAGGCCCTTGGCGACATAGCGGGTCTGGAAGGCCTCAAAGACCGGCCAAAGCTCAAGCAATGCGTCGATCGCCTCGGGGCTGACCGGCAAGGTCTCCCCCGTGGCATCGCCAACGCCGTCCCAGTCGAGGATCGCGCGCCGCGCCAGCGCCTTGGCCATGGCAAGCGCCGCCGCCTCGGGGGCGGTCCCTTCGGCCAGCGCGCCAATCGCAGGATCCCCGCGGCTGGCGACCATCAACGCCGTGGTCAACGGCCGGAGTTTGACCCGAAGGCCGGGAAGAAGTTCGCACCAGATTGGTGCACTACAGAGATCAAGGGTCAGCATGGCGGAAGAGATCCTCTCAATAGGAGGTGACAGTGTTGACGAGGGTGGCGGTACACATGCGAGCGGGGCTTGCCGCTTTGGCCGCCTGCCAATCAAAGGTGGCCTGGATGCCCTGCGGGCCCGGGATCTCGATCCGGGGCCGCGGCAGATAGACGGCATGCGCCGTGAAGCTGAAGCTGGCATTGGCCCCAAGGCTCCAGCCAAAGACGAGCTCGCAGGGCGTGCCGTCCATGGCTTGGGTGATCAGCGTCGTGTCGGCAAAGCGGGCCTCGATCTTGCCGGTCAGCGCCGCCATGCCAGGATCACCCCCTTCGATCTTGCCATCCGAGCGGATGGTCTCGATCCGGTCGAGGCCATTGGAATAGGTCACTTCGGCCGAGATGACATTGCCAAGCGCCACCCCGTTGCGGCTGATCGATCCGTTGAAGTGGCCAAAGCGCTGCAGCGAGAGGGAGGTTGGCGTGCCCGCGGCCGTGGCGGCTGCAACGGTTTCGCCCTGGGCCACCAGGCGGGCGGTGGCCGTCAGCAGTCCCGAGCGCGCCATCTGCCAACTGAGCTGATCGCAAACGCAGCCTGTGTACATCGCATAGCGCGGCACTTCCGGCATACCTGTCTCGATCGCCATGCTCGGCAGAGCCCAGCCCCCCGACTGGAACGTATGGGTCTTCGGCGTGGTGCCGGTGGTGGTCGGGGGCCCGAAGGCCGCCTTCAGCCAAAGGCCGAAGTTCTCAACATCAAGCGGCACCACGACATCGCCATCTGCCGTCACCGCGTCTTTGATCGGGGCCAGCGGGTCACGCCCCTGGCCCAAAAGCTCCGAGGTGATCAGCGGCTGCTCGGAACCGAGCGTCGTGCTGGCGAAAGGCACCACCCGGAACCCCGTTGTGGGGGCGGTGCCATAGGTGGTCTCGAACGCAAGCGCCATCTGCGCCCGCGCCCCATGGGCTCGTGCCATATTTCATCTCCTTGGGATCTGTGGAATCAGGCCAGCGGGTTGGCCGTGGAATAATGCAGGATGATCGAGATCTCGGCCGCTTTCAGGGCAGCCGCGCCTTCGACCGGCAGATCAACGGGTTGCGGTGCTTCCGCCTCAACCCAATCGCAGAGACCGCCCAGCGTGCGGTCATTGCCAAGTGCAGCACCCACCTGAGCCACAAGCGTGTCAAAGCATCCGTCCCGGTCACGCGCAGATTGCACAATCACCTCCAGCTCCGCCCTATGTCGGTAGTGATAGCGCAGCGGCGACAGCGTGACCTCCGGCTCCCCGGGGTTGCCGTCGCGCAGGATCAAGAGGCCCGCAGGCGGAATACGCTCAGGTAGCACCTCCCCGCGCAGGGTTGTGGCGGGCAGCGCTGACAGACGCGCGAGGAGCGCGGTGAGGATGGTTTCGCGAGGGGTTGGCATTACGGTACCAAATTTGAGTAAAGCTTGGGGCACATCAGGCCTGTTGCGGCAGCGTTCTTGAATAGGTAATGCATTTGCCTTACCTTGGACTGGTGCCGTGCGGGAGAATCACATGTTTGCTGAACTCAAGGTCGAATCCACGCTGACCGACAAATATCAGACGACAATGCCAGGGGTCGTTCGCAAGGCGCTCGGCCTCAAAAAGCGAGATCGCATCTCCTATACCATCCTGCCAGAAGGTGATGTGCTGCTCAGCCGTGCCTCGGATGCCGTTGAGGATCCGGCTATTGGCGCCTTCCTTAACTTTCTTGCACAGGACATTGCCCAAAACCCCGGGCATATTCAGGCCCTCGGCGCTCCGCTCCGCGCCAGACTCTCTGAGTTGGTCGAGGGTGTAGACCTCGATCTGGATGCGGCCTTGTCGCCTGACGATGAATGACGGACGGTTCCTCTATGCAACTGGCCGTGAACGGTTGGACTTTGTTTGCGCACCCTTTGTTTCTTGCCCAGGTGGAGGAGCTTGCCGTTAAGGTTGCGGCTCTCAAAGCTGCCAATCCGACCGGCTATCGCAGCAAGAACGCAACGAAGCGGCTTGCCGCGATCAGCAAGCTGATCTTTGAAGAAATCCCCTCAGACCCTACCGACCCGAAGTTCCGGCAGGGCAACACCTTGGGTGAAGATCACAGGCACTGGTTCCGCGCAAAGTTTTTTCAGCAATACCGGCTGTTCTTCCGGTTCCATGCCGAAAGCCGCGTCATCATTCTTGCATGGGTGAATGACGATACAACGTTACGCGCCTATGACAGCCGCACGGATGCATATCGGGTCTTCAAAGGGATGCTCGACGAAGGAAACCCACCTGGCAACTGGGCCACGCTGCTTGCAAGCGTACAAGAGTCTGGCGGCCAACTTGCCGATTTGATGAGCTCAAAGTGACGCAGAAGCTCGCATCATAGCTTTCCCCCGACCCAACCCGCGACGATCCGGCCAGGGATTGACGCCATCGCCCGCTCGGCATCGCGCGCCAGATCCAGCCGTTTCGCCAGCTTCACCTGCCGCACCAACAGGAAGATCGGCACAGTGGCCCGCCCCCGGCCAGATTTCGACCGTGATGCAACGGCGCGCCCCTTCGAATTCAACCGCCCCTCTGCCACGAGAAGGCTCGGCCCCCGGGCCCGGTAGATGAACCGCAGCGACAATCCGCGCCGCCGCTCCCACTCTGCGGGGGTAATCCGACCGCCCCGCGAGGATTTCCCGGCAGCAGCCGTCGGGATAGCCAGCCAGAGCCCGCTCTTTGACCGGATCAGCGGCCCGCTGGCATGCGCCCCGACAATCACCGGCGCGTTGGACCAGACCAGCACCACCGCATTCAAGCTGGGCTGACCCTTGGGATAGGCCTCCGAGCGAATGGTGCGGGCAAGACGCGCCCCAAGACCCGCTTGCGCGATCTGGCCGCGCCAATCGGCCTTGAGGCGGAGCGCCGCACCTCGAACGGCCTCCGACACCGCTTTTTCGCCGGCGAGGAGTTCGGCTTGCATGGCCGCCGCGATGCTGCCGGAGAGTTCAAGGCGGAGCTTCATGCGGCGCTTGCCTCGATGGTCCAGAACAAACGATCCCGATCCCGCACCGGCTCACCTTGAATGAGGAAGGTCTCGTCCCCGAATAGGATTTGCTCCTCGGGGCGAGGCGCGGGCAGGTCTGATACCCGCACATCAAAGCGGAAGGTCTCCGACCAAAGCCGCGCGGCGCCAAACTCGGTCACAGCATCCTTTTGCCGCGCGATGATGCGAATGCGGGTGAACCGCCCCTCGCTATCGCGATGCCATGCCTCCTGGGCAAGGTTTGGATCAGCAAAGAGAAGATCAAGCGCTGCAGCAAAGGCCGTCATATTCGTCCCGCCTCAGTTCGAACTGAAGATCCGGATGGCCAAACGCGGGCGCTTGTTCACCGGCAGGATCGAGGCCTCGGTCATCAGATCGATCCAGCGCCCCTTGGCGTCGATCATCTGCCGGGCATAAAGCGGCAGGCCGAGGGTATTGGCCGTCTCGAGCAGGTTTGCCGGCCCGCCATAGGTGGTGAAGGTGTCAAAGGTGCCCAAGGGGAAGGCAATGCCTTCACCGGCAGGGATCAGCCGCTCCGAGGTGCCATTCGAGAGGGTGACTGAGCCGTTGTATTCCTCAAAGAGGATGCCTGCGAAGGGGAAGGCGCGGCGCATGTCTTCGCGCAAGGGCTGGCCACCGGTGGCCGAGAAGAACTTATAGGCCTCTTCGGTTTTGGGGTGACTGATGAGCTTGTCGAAAAACTCGGAACTGACCAAGGCATGCGCCGTGGTCATGGTCTCGCCGAGAAGGCTGTCCTCGATGCCCCGCAGAACCGTCCGCACCTTTCCCTGCACATTGGTGCCCGCCGTACCAAAGACAAAGTCGACCGAGATCTGCTCAAGGCCAAACTCAGTGAAGTAATTGTAAAGCGTGGTGCCAGCCCCGTCCTTCACAATGCCGCGCAGCGCGTTCATCTCCATATATTCGCGGGTCTGGGCATGCTTGCGGCGCATCAGCGTCAGCTTGCGGTTCATCACCTCAACAAGGGGATCGGCGGCATCAGAAACCCCCAGCGCTGGCATGCCTTGGATGTCGGCCGGCAAGATCACATCGTCATGCGGGATCCAAGGCAGAGCAAAGGACCGCATCGAACGCGCCTCGCGGTTGCCCACCGTGGCGGGCGCCCCAAGGGGAACCGAAGGCAAGAGGCTCAACACGCCCGCACGCTGTTCGATGATGATCGAGCGCTGGGTCACGCCCTCAAAGCGGAAGAGGCCGATCTGGCCAAGGCGGGTGTAGAGGTTCGGCAGGATGTTGATGGCCTGCGTCATCTCGGCGAGCGAATAGCCGCCCGCGTCAAACGGGTTGCGGGTGAGGGTCATGGGGGAACTCCGAAGGCATGAGGGGCAGGGGGAAGGGCTGGCAGGCTGGCGACAGGCTTTGCCGCGCCGCCCGATCAGGCGGTGTCGCGCGGGATAATGCCGAGCGCGGTCAGCTGCGCGTGTTTGGCCGCCGTCTTGGCCGCGTCATCGACACTGGCGTCAAAGATCAGGGCCGCCTTCGCGACGAGGGCAGGGCCGCGGGCCAAGATCACGCCAGGCATATCCGCCGCAGTCGCATCCGTGGCATAAAGCAGAACCCCTGCCACCGTCTGTGCGCCATCACTGCCGGTGGCGGTGCTGAGCTTTAACTTGCCGCTTGCGGTGATGCGGCCGAGGACGGCGCCGACAGGGTATTTGGTCCCGGCCAGCAGCGTGACGGTTTCTCGGGTGAAGTTGGGATTGAGTTCGTATTTGAGGACATCGCCCATAACGGGCGGTTGGGTCAGCACGGACATCGGGCATCTCCGAAGGGTTGGGGGTCAAAAAGAAATCCCCCGCCGGGGAGCGCGGCGGGGGATCAGTTGGGCGCGAAGGGATGGGAGATCAGACCTTCGCGCCGGCGGCAGCTTTTTTCGCGGCAGCCACAATCGGGCTTTCGGCGGATTTCGGGAGAACGGGGGAGGGCGGGGCTGCGATGATGTCGCGCGCATCGGCGGCAGCGGCAGCGCGCTCCAGCACAAGCTTGCGCAGAGCCTCGGGCGCCGTTCCCTCGCGCAAGGCTTTTGCGGCATCGATCGCAATGCCCAAACGACCCGCCTGCAGCGCGATCTCCGCGATCTCGGCCGCCGCCTCGCGCAGATGCGCCGACAGATCCGCAAGATTGCCAGGCTGCGCCGCAGCCGAGGGGAGGGCCGGGTCGACAGCAGCAACGGCGGGCCGAGAGGCTGCAGGCGGCGCGGTGGGGGATGCAGGCGGTGCCTCCGCGCCATCGTTTGCCCCCTCTGTGATCTCCGTATCTTCGGCGCCAGTATCCTGCGGGCTGTCGTCGGGTTGGTTTTTGCTGGCCATGACGGCTTCCTTCCTGGGTTTGAGTTGAGAGGCGCTGAAGGCGCGGGACAGCTTGCTTGTCGAAGGCACGCCAAGGGCCTGCCGGAAGCTGGCAAAGCCCCGGGTGAGATCGGTGACCTCATCGGCGAGACCTGCCGCGACGGCATCCATCCCGCGATAGACCGCAGCCTCGGTGGCGAGAGCCGCCTCCTGGCTCAGCCTGCCGCCGCGTCCTGCAGCAACGGTGTCGGCGAACAAAAACCGCAAGACATCAATCTCACGCTGGATGTCCGCGCGCACAGCCTCAGGCAGTGGCGCATAGGGATTGCCGTCGACCTTGTGCTGCCCTGAATGGATCAGGCTTACCCGAACCCCGTCTTGATCGAGCTGACCGCTGAGATCAGCATGCATGACCACGACGCCGATACTGCCGACCGCACCGGTGCGCGGCAGAAGAACCCGATCCGCCTGCGAAGCGAGCGCATAGCCCGCCGAGAAAGCATGTTCGGCCACGAAGGCCCAGACGGGTTTTGAAGCTCGAATTGCACGAATCCGATCTGCAAGGTCAAAGACCCCCGCAACCTCACCGCCAAAACTGTCAATTTCCAAGGCAAGGCCGCGAACGGCAGGGTCTTTGGCAGCGGCTTCGATCTGGGCGGCAATCCCCTCGTAACTCGTCTGCCCCGAGGATTGACCAATCCAGGACCCCCGGTGGATCAGCACGCCGGAGATCTCAATCACGGCAATGCCCTCCACCATGGCATAGGGTGCGTCACCCTGTTGGCGCAGCCGATCGCAGAGGGGATCAGCCAGAAGGCTAGCGCGAGCGGGCAGGGCGCCGGCACCGAGATCACCCGCCACCACAGGCAGATCCGCAAGCTCGACCCGCCGTCCCAGAATGCGCGGTCCAAGCCCCGACAAGAACGCCATGGCCTTTGAGGGCTCGACCAAGAGTGGCGTGTTGAAGGCGCGCGCAGCAATGCGGGCGTGAAGCATCAGGGCTGGCTTTCTTTG